TTTAAGCGTCTTCGCCATTTGTATCGTCCTCTAAATCTTCGTTTTCGTTTTCATCATCCAATTCTTCTAAATCGGATATAAGATCTAATAAATCTTCATCTGAAATGTCTATATCATATGAATCATCATCTTCATCTTCAATTTCTTCATCATCAGAATCAGAATCATCAGAACCACCAAACATTGTTTTAGCGACTTCTAATTTTTTATTTTCAATCTCAGCTTGAATCTTATCAATCATTAGATTATCAATAGCATTCTTTACATATAAAGGATTTTCTGCTGCAGAAAATTTAACAATATCTTCAATATTATATTTATCATTGCTCATTTTATACTATTCCTATCATACATTTGGTGGTGATAATTGTGGGTTTGTGGGAAATTGTGATGGTGCAGGAGGAGGCATTGATGCACCCGATGGTGTTTCTGTAGGACCTTGTTCAGGTGGTGTCAACGGATTACCTAATGCATCAGTCATTTCAGAATATTGTGGCAAAGTAGCTTCAAGTTTAATTTGATCGTCAATTTCTTCAATTTCTTCATCTGTTTGTTGAAGAACATTTTTACGAATCCATTCGTGTGAATAATATTTACCTGCAAATTGATCAATTTGTTGAAGTGTACTTAATCTGCCATTCAAAATTTCAGATTCTTTTAGTTCAGCGAAATAGTTATCTCTAGCATATTTAAATCTAATTAACTTTGAAAATTGATCCCATTCTTCAGGAGCAATAATACCTTTAAGTATCAATTGCTTTTCTAAACATCCTAAAAATAAATTTGAGAATTTTTGGCGCAAACGATCTACGAATCTTGCAAATTTAACTTCTTCACGAGTTACTTCAGATTCACGTCCAATACTAAATGCACCACTTTCAGAATCAATTCTTCCGACAGGTACATTTAATGATTTAAAAAGTCTTTTCTGAAAATATAAAACATCATCGAGTTCACCTAAGTTTTGTCCAGCCGGCAATGTAGTAATTTCAGTGCCACGAGCACCTTCACGACGAGGCAACCAGTAATTTTCTAACATAGTCATAAATTTACGATCATCACGAACCTCGCCGGTATTTGCATCATAAACCAGACGATTTTTATACTTCGTCATCATGTCACGGAGATATTGTTCTGCTTTTAATTTAGGCAAGTTACCAACGTCAACGTAAAAAATCAAACGTTCAGGAGCACGAGATAGACGATAAATTAATGTCGCATCCTCGAGTGCTCTCAGTTGGTTCATAGGTTTAATTGCTTTATGCAGGTATGAAAGAACCATAGTGCCGTCACGGTCAGTTAACCCGCTTGTAACATATACTATAGAATCTTTTGCAATTCTTAACCCACTGGTTGTTCCCATTGCTGCTTGAGCACCTGCTCTAGCTTGAAAACCTTTATCATTGTAAATGTAATATTCAGCTTTAGTTTGTTGCACAACAGAAGCATCGGGCCCGTTTTGTTTATCGCGTTTTTTCTGGACTTCTCTAATTTTACGAATTTTTCTTGGGTCGATATATCTGATTTCTTTGATGCCATCAGCGACTTTCTTTTCATCAATGATCAAGTGATAATATAATCTACCATCAACATACCATTTTCTGAAAATATCATATGAATGTGAGTTGAAATCTAGCAACCCCATGATGTTATCAAATTCTGTGGTGATTGCTTTCTTTACGTTATTAGCAATTTTAACGTCATCAAGAATTATTTCTACTGTTTTGATATTTTCTTCGTTGACAATAGAATCATTAACAATATCATCAATAGCCATATCAATTTCTGGCTGTTGTGCCATTTCACGATATTTGGAAACTAATTCTGCTTCAGTTCTAATTGTACCATCAAGATCAACGTATGTGCCATATTGACCGCCAGCAGCAACTACTACTGCGCCGTCATCTTTAGTCTCGGGGGTAAAGGATGGTAAATGTTCATCCTCTGCTTTACGTTTGATCTCAAAACCAAATAAAGAAGCCATGTATTTTCCTTCAAATTAATGGGGCTATCCATTACAGACAGCCCCGAATAAACAAAATATTCTAGTTCATGTCGAGGTATTACTCAATCATATTTATCCGGCGAAATCACCGGGTAGAGTTTGAAGTCTAGCAACGTCAACTGCGCCAGTATTATTTTCAAGAACTTGCCAATAATCATAAGAGAAAGTAACGTCGAAAGTTTCAATCTGGTTTGTATTATCCCAATCAAGAGCAATCGCATCAATATTTGTCGGGAAGATGCCTACAAACTGATATGATCTTAGTGGCGTGGAATCGAATGAACCAGAATTTGATCTACCTCTTTTTGAATACTGATTGACAATAGCAGTTGCTTTATATCCTTCAATATCTTTTGGTTTACCTGTAGTGACGTTTGAGACGATACTATTTAGCTGGTTTGACCATGCTTCGAATGCTGCACGAACTTTAAAGTTCTCATCATTCATTACAGTAACTGACCAATCAGCAAATGATCTGTCACCAGCGACTTTAATTTTTCTTCCCATATATGGCAACTCAATAGGTGATACAGTCATCGCCGGGATTTGTGTTGCTCTGCAAAGAAAACGAATACTCGATTGAGTATCACCATCAATTCTAGATGAAATGAATGTAGGGAACGTAATAATTACGTCGAATAGAGAAGGGCGTGCTCCGCCCTCCTTTAGTCCGTTATTTTTGAATGTGTCAATGTTAAATGCCATTTTTTTCTCCTATTTCCTATTTTTATTTATTAGAATTGTCCAACGACTTCGGAGAATGCAACACCAGATCTGACAGCAACAAAGTTCAACTGAATGAAGTTGATTGAACGTGCTGGCTTGATATAGATATCGCCGATAAATTCATTACGATCAACAACTTCTGGTGTATTGTTTGTTTCATCACACACAACCAAGAAATCTGTGATACCACGACGACTTTGAATATCACGTAGATATGGAACAACTAGATTTCTGAATTGTGAACGAGTGAATGTGTCATTGAACTCGAATAGTGTTGATCTTGACGCTCTAGCAATTGCTTTCTCTAGTACAATAAACAAGCGACGAACATTGATTCTATCGAATGCTGAAGGCTTACCTAGCAATGTCTTATCACCATATAGAATAGTTCCTTGACCAGGGAAAGTGACGACAGGATTAATGCTTGCAGCATATAGAACATCACGCTCAGCTTTTGATGGATTGTATGCAAGGCGGACCAGATTCTTGAGTTGACCACGATTAATACCTGCAGGTGACCACCAAGCATCATTTGTTGAGTCTGTTCTAGCACACATACCAGCAACATCGCCATTCAATGGAATCCAACGATATAGATCGTTATAGCGGTCATACATATACTTATAACCTGAATCCATTACTGCGTATGAAGATGGTCTCATATTTGCTTTAGTAGCAATAATAGCATCTGATGCAGTGCTTCCTGATTTACCTACTACGTCTTCTTTTGATGGTGAAGCAAATACAACGCAGTCTTTACGAACTTCTGCAATATTATCAATTAGATAATTTACAAGTTGTGCATATGAGTTTAGCTTATTTTTACCTGATAGAACTAATGAAATATCACTTGCTTCTGCACTTGCGAATTGATCATAAGCAGCAGCAAGATTTGACATAGAAATATTCGACTCATCCGCGCCATCTTTACCATTAGTGAATGCAATTGACTTTGTGGTTGTGGTTGCATTGACCAGAGAAATTGCAGTATTTGAAACAATACCTGGTACATCATAGATAGCATAGATGTAATTAGACTTTGAATTGATTACATCTTTATAATAGTTACCTGCACCATCAATATTTTTTGAATCAGTTGCACGAGAAACAGCCTTATAAACTTCAAGAACAGTTCCAGGAACACCAGAGAATTTACCTGCATCATCTACTAAGACTATATGCATCTCATCTGAAGTTACTGTATTATTTCCGAAATTCTTTTGATAATCGGATTTTCCCGGAGCAACACCAACAGTGTTATAAAATTCCCAATACTTTGCAATTTTAGGTGAACTTGTACTTGATACTATGACGTTTGCAGATTGCTTTAAAACATCTGCAAAAGATACAGTTACAGTAGCATTTGCTGCTGAAACAGAAGATCCTGAATCAGGAGAACCTGCATATGAAATAGCAGTAACTTTCAATTTCTGAGAACCGACTTGAAGTATGTCGTTAACATTTATTGCACCTACAAGAGCAGTTGCTGCAGTGTTTGCACGAGTCGACGCAGCGCTTGTTGATGACGCAGTTGTTGAAACGAATGTTGCATTACTGCTATTGACAGCCATAGTGAAAGTTGTTAATGTAGATTCGCTAGTTGCAGAATATAAAGTAGTATTTGATAGGTCAATATTTGAGGTGTATCCGTCAGGAGTTGAGCATACAGAAATTCTCATTGAATTTCCTAGTTCACCTGGATATCTCGCAACAAAGTTTGTATCAGTATCATATGTGCTAATATCTTTTGAAAGGAAATCAGCTCTATTTTTTGCAATTTGACCTGCTAGATCAGGAACAGTTCCAGTATTTGCAACAGCAGCAAATGCAGTATTAGTTACAAACTGTGCAGTTCCGTTTAACATAGATGCTGTTGAGTTCACGCTCAAAGTAACTTCTTTTGAAGAAGTATAGATTGCAAGAATTGTAGCACCCACTGTAAATGGTGAAGTCACTATGTTATTTGATGATGATATTAAAATCATACCTGTGGTCAATGCTGACACACTAGCAACGATCAAGTTTGCTTGACCTGATGTGGTATTTGCAGTTGTAACCACAGGTGATGTTCCGACAGTATTTGCTGCACGAGAAACATGTAAACGATTTCCGTATCCTAAGAAATTAGCAGCGGTGAACCATGTTTCTGCATTCAAGTTTGTCGGTTTACCGAAATGTGAAACTAAAGTAGATTCAGAGTCAATTAGAACACGCTGTTCAACGGGTCCCCAACGGAAAACACCTCCGATAGCACCGTCTGTTGTAGCAACTGCAGGGACAATAGTGGTTAAGTCAATTTCGCTAGTGTTAATACCAGCACTTAATTGGAATGGCATAGATATACTCCTTTTTCAAAGGTTTATTAATTACGATTTGTTCACTTTATTTATAAAGGATGACAATTCAATCCCATTCATTAAAGTTAAGCCATGAAGGCATACCAACGTCAACACCAAGCTCACTAATAGTTTCATCTTCTCGTCCATC